GATACTTTTTGACCTTGTTCATCAATGAGATAATGTTCTCCTTGGTATCCAGGCCTACTCTCTGTCCATACTGCATGTACTGGAGTATTTATTCTAGCATTTCCTTGATACTCAATAGGATAACAAATACCTATTGGTTTATCTCTACTGTCACCAGCAAGAAAGATTGGAGTGAAATGACTCAAGGTTTCATACTCAAGTTTTCCTGTTAATTCATTCCATCTGGAACGGATTGCCATCGTACCCAATAAGAATGTCAATCTTTCCAAAAGTCTTCGATTGGCATTTAGACTCTCTACATCTATGGCATTAAGATAAGATTCAGAAACTCGCATCCTTGGTGGGCGTTTATAGGTCATTGACCTCACAGCACATACTCTGCGAGTAATGTTCTGACTTAATATAGGAACCTGTGCCAATGTCTCTGGCTTGAAATAATCCGAGACATACTGGTCAATATTTGCTCCTTCGTACCAATCCATAAGATAATCACGTTCACGAGTCCGTGTATCTTCAATATACTTTAATGTTTCTTTTAGTGCTTCGTTTACACTACTTTGTGCTAAATCAGGTATAGTTACCAATCTATGACTCCAGCGGTTCTTCTTCTAATAGGGAATTGGTTTACGATGAAGTACCTTAACACATCATTCATATGGTCCACTCTACCATCCTTTAATGGTTCTTCCTTTAACCTTTGATCTATCCTATGCTCAGGATATCTATAGTTTTCATAACACTCGATAGAACCCTTACATTTGTCACTCACATAGAAATGGCTATCACCATTGGCATCTTCTATGAAAGAACGAACATGGGACACTCCATTAGCAATGTTCCTAGATACTTTATCTGTTTTATACCTGACCCTTATGCCTTTTCTTCTAAATTGTTCTATATCCCCAAGACCACTTTGTGCCTGGACACCACCACCTGCTGGGTCTCCAAAATATGCCTGTACTGGGTAATCCTTTTGCAGTATAAGTCTTGCAAGTTCATCCGTCTTGATGTTCTCCTCAAAACATATCTCGTCTATTTGATATATCTTACTTCCAGATTCGTTTTCTTCCACTTGGAACCACGCCACAGCTGGCATCCGAAATCCGAAGTCGATACTACAGAATGTAGGTAGATCGGGGTTGAATCGAAGTCCCTTAATGACATTCGTGTATCTTGAGAATGGGTATACACGACCTGTGAAACTGACGAAACTTGCTCCGTACTCCTGTTCCCAAGTTTCTTTCGTGAGTGTTTTTTTGATGTCATCTATGTCCTCCTTAAAATATGGTGATTCCCAGGATGGGTGTTGCCAGGATTCCCAATCTGGAAATTCCTTTGACTGCCCTCTGGTGTAGCAATCATACATCCAATTATGACCCTCTGGCGTTGTTGTCATCAATGCCCATCCTTTACGGTCTGAAAGTGTCGGTCGCAAATATTGTTCCCATACTATCTGTTTTACCTTGGCGGCCTCATCAATGATCATCCAATCCAAACCCTCGCCCACCAATGAATCAACATTGTCACAGCTACGGATCCATACCTCTGAACCCAGACCAGCCATCTTAAAATAATATATCTGACCACTGATCTCCTTCTTCGCTTCAACTGGTAATTTAAGTTTTAGAAGTAGGTCATCCTTGATGATTCTAGCTATCTTATCGCATAACTCATAATTAGGTGCAACTATCCAACCTCTTGTCTTAGGTGTGAGTATCCAGGGCTCAGCTTCTCGTGCAGCACTAAAACTCTTACCAGATCGTCTTCCTTGTATATTTACCCTAAATCTGGCGGGACTATTGTGAACTACTTGCTGGTTAGGCGTTGGCTGATATTGTATTATGTTCCAAAACTTCTTCTTGTTGAGGATTCGTTTCGTCTTTTCCAATATTGCTATCTTCGTAACCACACTCTTTGAGTACGGTCTCTAGGTTTCCTGTCAAATCAATTGATTGACGGTCTGTTTGTGCTAAATAGTTCTTACCCAGGAAAATGCTCATTGCAGCGTTGGTCTCGGCAAGTTTGAATTGTATCTGGCGTAATTTTATCTTCATCTTCTCTCTTCCCCTGACCATATCTTCCTTATGTCTCTTCCTAACCGTTGATTCATCACATTTAAAGAACTTTGCTATTTCCAATGTGGTACATCCAAACTCTGCCAGGCTCTCTACCTGCTCAGAGTCTATCTTGATTCTTGGCCTACCTACTTTCTTTTTTTCAGACATTACTCTTCCTCATCTTCTATTAATAGGGGATCGGATGACTCCCAAAGAATAGCACACTTCATCAATGCCCTTCTCCAATAGGTCTTTGCAGACGAGGTTGATATGTCAAGCTGTTCTCCAATCAATGGGAATGTTAACATCTTACATCGCAATTGAAATACCTGGAGTTCTCTTTCGGATAGATTGTCATAGGCCTTATGTGCTGCTCTTTGAAGCCATCGTTTTTCTGGAGGAATAAGACCACTGTTGAAAATGTTTAGTTTGAATCTAAAGGATGTGGAAAGGGTGATAGATCTCTCAAGAATCTCTTGGTCTGCATCTGTGAGTAGTGGGAACTCTTCCATTCTTGGAATATAATTTAGTACATAAAGTGTAAACATTGGTGATAACATTATGTGTCCAAAATAGTAGACATATCTTAGAGGGACATACCCCCCTCGTCCATCGTCCGTCCTTGTGGTGTCGTGTCTCAAATTGATACGGATAAAATATTGAGGGCTTTTATCAATCATATACTATTTAGGCACTTGATTTATAGAGAGTGATAAAAAAATTTATGGTAAGTGTAGGGAATTGATTTTGTTTTTTGTTTTTCCGTTTGGTTTCTTTTGTTTGTTTAGACTCGTCAAAATTATTACTTAAATAGTGTTAGGATACAAAGTGTAAACACATTAATTTAAAGGGTAGTTGATAACAAACATATATATATGGAGTAAAAAAAAGATGACTAAAAACGAATTAATGAAACATCATAAAAGTATTATAGGATCTGGTTTAAGTGATACCACTAAAATGCCGTCCTACTCATTTAATTTAAGTGCATTGGATTGTAAGACAGGATCCAAATTAGTAAGTGTAAAGGGTTCCGTTTGTGAAGGTTGTTATGCATTAAAGGGTAATTATGTGAGATACAAACACACCACAAAAATGCAACCTAAAACACAAAAGATAAATGATCCAAAGTGGGTTGATTCTATGGTATGGCTGATCTTGAATCAAGACAACAAAAAAGATAAAAACTTTTTTAGGTGGCATGACTCTGGAGACATTCAGAACATAGAACATTTAAAAAAGATTGTAAAGGTGTGTGAACTCACACCAGGTGTGAAACATTGGATCCCGACTAGGGAGTATAAAATAGTCAGAACCTATATAGTAAACTTCGGCCAATTGCCAAAGAATATGATCTTAAGACTTTCGGCACATATGATCGACACCCAACCTCCAAAGATCAAAGATCTACCAACCTCATCAGTAAATAAAGATTGTAAGTCAATTGGGTTTCAATGTCCATCATATAAAAATGATGGTATATGTGGTGATTGTAGAATTTGTTGGGATCCATCTGTAAAAAATGTCTCATATAAATATCATTAAATAAAGGGAGTAAAAAAATGATGAATTTAATAGTTAACATCTTTTATCATCTTGGAATGTTTATTTTATTAGGTGTCTTAAAATTGATTATATCACCTTTGAATTTCCTGATTACAAGAAGGTATCTTGAATATTATGTCTACCTGGTTTGTGTTATATGGATCTTTTTATTTTTAATTAATTAAGGGAGTAAAAAAATGGATAAAGAATACTACAGAATCATTAAAGGTTTTACAATTTCAATTCAAATGGGTTTTAGATCATCTAATTGTTATTATGGATCATCAAATATTTTAGAACCAATATATAAATCTTATAATTTATTTATAGATGAGTCAATTTTAGTCACCAATAATAATGTTTTTTATATGTACAATGGAAAATGGGTTATTATATATATGGACCCACCAATATTTTCACCATTGGAAAATAAATCTAACAAAGGGAATGGTTTTAATAAATTCCCAAAAGAATGTCTAATAAAAGTAAATAAAGGGAGTAAATAATGAAAAAATTTATTAATCAAATTATGCATCATATTTTAATATATGGAGAGGATCCTGATTTTAATAATATACCTTGGAAGAAATTAGATTTTATTCGTGGTGGAAATATGTTTCAAATTGAAGTGAAATACCTTGGTATTAATTTTGCAAGAATTGTTTCAGAATGTTTAACTAAAAAAGAATTGAAAGATTCTAATTTTAATAACTCATTGCAAACCTTTGATATTTGTGAGACTCATAATTATATGGATACTAATCAATGTATGATTGATGCAATCGAGAAGACATTTAATATTTCTGATGATGAATGGGATCTATCCGATTTTGAAAATATAATAAATGAGGCTTGGAGTTTTGCAAAATTATGTTCATTTAATTGGGTTCTAATGTCTCACTTGGATGATGAATGGACAATATTAAATAAAGGGAGTAAATAATGGGAATAACACATTTAAGAAATTGGATGAGTGAACACTTCAAACACGAACTAGAATATTGTTTAGACTTTGGAGTGTTAGGATTTGAAGATTGGACTTGTCATAACGATGAGGGTTTAACTTGGGCAATGGCAGAATCTTTTGATGAGGGTTTTCAGTTAATGATTTTTCTTTATGTACCTTTCTCTGACCAAGAAGAAGATTGGTTAAGAGACCCAATGTCTTATGGGATTCATCTTTGTGAATCTCAACTACCTATTGATGAATTATTTGAAACCGATGATATGGGTGAACTTTGGAGTGTAGTAAGAAGTAATCTTGATTATTTTAATGAGTTAATAAATAAAGGGAGTAAATAATGGAAAATCCGTATGATTATGCAAGGGAATTAAATCCCTTATTTGAAGAACTTGGTTTTTGGTGGATAGATTCAGGTGAATCAAATTGGGAATTATTCCAATATCAGGAATCTGATGAATCTTGTTGGTATGAGGTAAGAATATGGTTAGATAGAATAGAGTTTATACGATGTAATCATAATGAAATTAATTGGAAGGCAACGGATGACCAAGTTCTATTTGAATCTGATTCAATCGATGAGGTTCTGAGTATTATCAAAAGTAATGAAAGGGAGTAAATAATGGAGTTAATAGTTGCAAGAAAACCATCAGATATGGATGATTTCTATAATTTGGTAGAATACGAACCTATTGAGGTT